AAATTACATTTTAGGAGAAAATAATGGCTGAAAGAATTGTAAGTCCTGGCGTATTTACAAGAGAAAAAGACCTCTCATTCTTACCTGTTGGTATTGGTGAGATTGGTGCTGCTCTTATCGGGCAATCAATCAAAGGACCTGCTTTCGTTCCTACGAAAGTTGAGTCTTGGAACGAATTCCAACAAAAGTTTGGTGGTCTTACTGAAGATTCATACCTTCCGTATACCGCTCAATCTTATTTAGAGGAAGCTGGTGCTGCAACTATCGTAAGAGTATTGGGTGCAAGTGGTTACACTGCAAAACCATTGGCTTTGGTAGTTTCTTCATCTAATGGTGAGTATGTAGGTGCTTTACTTCACCCAACTACTACTTTAGGTAGTGGTGATATGGACACGACTTCGGTTGATGCTCCTGCAAGTGCATCTTCATTTGTTCTTACTTTGGATGGTAGTGGTATTACAAGTGCTAGTGATGTAAACGTAACTTCTGCATCTCTTGACCCATCTAATGTTAACTACATTACTAAAATTTATGGATACGCTCCTAAATCATCTAAAGATGCTTACACAATGTTGAACTTCTCAACATTCCAATCAGCATCTTTTGCTACTGGTGAAAATGTAAAGGTATCAGTTCAACAAGTTGATGTTGATTACACTAAAGCTTACTCTGAAGCTTCTACTCCTTGGATTAAATCACAAAAAGTAGGTGGTAACGCTACAAACTTGTTTAAATTCCATACACTTTCACATGGTACTGCTACAAACTACGAATTCAAAGTAGGTATTCGTGACATCAAACCAGCTTCAGAGGTGCCAGGTTCTGAATATGGTACATTTAGTGTAATTGTTAGAAGAGTAGACACTTCTAAAATTCCTAACTCAATCTTTGGTCAATCAGTTCAAGATACTGACTCAAGACCAAACATTGTAGAAGAATTTACTGGTCTTAACCTTGACCCTAACTCTCCAAACTACATCAAGAGAGTAATCGGTGACAAATATGTTACTGTTGATGCAAATGGTAAGTTATCAACTAATGGTGACTATCCTAACGCATCTGCTCATATTCGTGTTGAGGTTGATACTGATGTTGACGCCGGTGCTGTTGATTCAACACTCGTACCTTTCGGTTTTGGTGCTGTGACTTCACCACTACACTCAACTTATAACCTACCTGCTCCAACTTACAACGTATCACAATCAATTGGTGGTGAATACAATAAGAGAGTATTCTTGGGTTACTCATTTGACTTCTCAAATACTGACAACTTGAACTTCTTGATGCCAACGCCAGATGCTAACACGGAAACTGTTGGTTCTGACTTTGATTTGGCTGATTGTGTTACTGGTACTGTTGGTTCTGAAACTTCAATCTCATTGTCATCTGACATTGATGCTTTGAAATTCATCGTACCTTTCCAAGGTGGTTTTGATGGATGGGAGCCAAATAGAGTAGTTCTTACGGGTACTAATATCGCCGCAGGTAACACTCAAGGTTTAGATTGTTCTTCAGCAACTGCCGCTGGTACTGTTGCTATGAGAAAAGGTATCAACGCAATCTCTAACCCAGATGAGTTCGATATCAATATGGTTGTAACTCCAGGTATCATCAATAGACTACACTCTTCAGTAACCACATTCGCTAAAGATATGTGTGAAGATAGATTGGATTGTTTCTATGTAATGGATGCTGGTGGTTTCGCTGACTCTATCGCAACTGTTGTTAACTCATTGAGTGGTTTTGACTCAAACTATGTGGCTACTTACCACCCTTGGGTTAAGATTTTGGATACTGACAAAAACAAACCAGTCTGGGTACCACCAAGTGTTGTTCTTCCAGGTGTTATCGCATTCAATGACGCAGTAGGTGCTGAATGGTACGCTCCTGCCGGTTTGAATCGTGGTGGTCTTCCAAACGTACTTGAAGTTAAGACTCGTTTGACTCACGATGAGAGAGATACACTTTACACTAACCGAATCAACCCAATCGCTACGTTCCCTGGACAAGGTGCTACGGTATTCGGTCAGAAAACACTACAAGCTAAACCATCTGCACTTGATAGAATCAATGTTCGTAGATTGATGATTGCTGTGAAGAAATACATCGCATCTTCTACAAGATACTTGGTATTTGAAAACAACACGGCTGCTACAAGAAATAGATTCTTGTCAATCGTTAATCCATACTTGGAATCAATCCAACAAAGAAATGGTTTGTACGCATTTAAAGTGGTGATGGATGACTCCAACAACACTCCAGATGTGATTGATAGAAACATTATGGTAGGGGAAATTTACTTACAACCTTCAAAGACTGCTGAATTCATCGTACTTGATTTCAACATTCTTCCGACAGGTGCTGCTTTCCCAGAGGCATAAATTAGAGAAACGACTATTTATTAGAAAGACAATAGGAGATATAAATGGCACAATTACTTGACCCAAATGAAATTATGTTCACCAACTTTGAACCGAAGATGTCCAACAGGTTCATTATGTATGTTGAGGGAATCCCAGCTTACTTGGTGAAAACGGCTGCCAGACCAGAAATCCAAAATGGTAAAGTGACTATCGACCATATCAACACTCGTAGATATGTAAAAGGTCGTTCTGAATGGCAAGACCTTTCAGTAACCCTTTATGACCCAGTAGTTCCATCTGCTGCACAGGCCGTAATGGAGTGGGTACGTTTACACCACGAATCGGTAACTGGTCGTGATGGTTATTCTGACTTCTACAAAAAAGATATCGTATTCAACAGTTTGGGTCCTGTTGGTGATAAAGTAGAAGAATGGACATTGAAGGGTGCTTTCGTTCAGTCAGCTAAATTCTCTGATATGGACTACGCTGGTGAAGATTTGGCAACAGTTGAATTGACACTTACTTACGATTACGCTATCTTACAATACTAAAATACG